AATGCAACCTGAACAGCTTTGTAACCAGGAGCAAAATGAGGATAAACAAAGTATGGATTGCCTTGATCATCTTTTTGAATCCAACCATTATGGTCAATTCCATCAAATGTTGCTGCTGCTCTGGCAAATGCTTCAGGGTTATAGCGTGCAAGGCGACCTAGACGTCTGTAGAAATCTTCTTGAGCGCGATAGAATCTAGCAAAGTTACGTATTGAAAATGCAACCTGAGATCTTATTGCTGGATTATCTACATAAGATAAAACTTGTGTAAGTGCTCTATCTTCTGCAGCTTTTGCCAACTCTGTTTTAGCTGCTTTTATTGCACCTTTGTAGGCAGTTGGGTTTGAAACAGGATCAATTCCAGCAGTCCAAGATTCAATAAATTTTTGTTCAAAACCAGTACTTCTCATTTCCTTACGAAATAGAACTGTCTCATAAATAACCATAGGTTGGCGTGACATACGAGCATTAGAAAGGCCTAACCAAACCCAACCATTTTGCATCAAACTGGATGTGCGTTGTTCATCACCCACAACAGGTATTAACTCAGGTCCAACATATTCTAATGGAAGATCCTCAATATCAATATCTACAACATCATCTAAACCTAATTGGCCTTTAATAACATAAGAATCTAAACCATCACCCAATGGATAACTTGGGTCTTGTTGGCGAATTTTGTTTAAAAGTTCTGTGTTTATAGAACCATCTTTTCTGCGAGAAATTAATTCTTTTGCTCTGTTGTAAACTTCTCTAGCATAAGTAATGTCATCTATATTGTTCCCATCAATAGCGGTTGCTTCTGATTTTAACTGTTTGCCTCTTGGGCTTCTTAGCCAATCCATAAGGATTTTCATAGTTTGTTCTTCTGGCAAATCAATGTTTGCTAAAGCAAGAGAACCAAATTCATCGTTGCCATAGAAAGACAAACGTAATAGCCAGCCAACTAATGAGGATTCACTCTTATCGCTAGTTATAGCTTGGGTTTTAAAACCTGCTACATTTGAAGCTTGAGTATATCTTTTTTTAGCAGTGGTTAAATCTAATTTAAACGGACGAACATCTGTGCCAAGGTCTTTAACTAACTGTAGCACCGTTTCATTATAGGTAGCACCAATAGCAAAATTAGAAGCACCTTCGGATATTCCAGCAAACGAGTTATCTATATTTCCATAAATAATTTGTTCGCTAAGAAGTTCTAAATCTTCATCATTAAACATTTTGATTCCGACTTTACGCAAAAGGCTATCTATTTTACCCTTAGCCAAAGCCTCTGCTACTACAATTCTTACTTGACCTACAACACCATCTTCAACTCTTGCTTCTAAATCAGCTATTCTGGCAGTAAGTTCTTTTGATCTTGCAGCATTGTAGTTAATAGCACTCATTGAGCCAAGTTCTTTTTTAATCTCAAAGAGTTCGTCTTTATCTTTGGCTATTTGCTCAGGAATTGCTTTAATTCTAACTGCGTTTGCTTCTGCTTCTTTTTTATTTACAAAACGTAAAAAAACTCCCAAAGGATTTGAAACAAATTTTTCACCTTTTGTTAAACCAGGTACAGTTTGTAGTGCGGTATTGATTCTAGTGGCTAAATATTTATCTTTTGTTAAACCCCATACGCTTTTGCCTTGAGCTAAGGCAATCATTAAGTCTTCTCCAGCGTTTCTAATTGCATAACGAGGACCAGCCAAAGTTAAAAATGACCAAGCGTTAGTAATGTCATCTACCCATTTGCTGTTTGATGTACCTAAAATTAATTTTGCTATAGTACTTTTACCAGCAAGGATGTCTAAATCTGCAAGACTAGGAGCAGATACTGTTGTATTTTGCTCAGAAGGTAATAATGCCTTTCTTGCCAAAGGTCCATTACCTAAACCAAATCGTACGTCACCCTTTTTTGCCAAAGTTCTAGCAACAGTGTTTGCTTCCTGAGTTAAATTAGCGCCTCTGATATCCCCAACTTGTTTTAACAAGCCTTCGTAGATATTCATTTTTGAGGCCACAGTATCAGCACCAGCATACAGTTCTTTTAATAATGACGCCATATTAGTTGGCATAAATATTGCTGCAAGGCGATAGATTTGATCTGGAGCATCTGGTGCTGTAAGGTCAAAACGTTCATTTTTAAACAATGGAACTGGAGTAAAAGCTCTTTTAATTTTATCTAAAGTATTTGCTATTTGAAGACTAGATAAACGAGCAGTGCCTTTGACCCTAGAACCTTCTATTGCTGCTTTTAACTTACCAGGTTCCATAGTTATTAATTCATTGTAAATTCCATCAAACTCATCAGGAGCACCAAAGACTGCATTAACTAATAATGGAGATACTTTACCAATATCAAATGTTTTGTTTACTTGTGTTAAAGCAAATACACGAGCTTTGCGAGTAGGAGTCAGACGTGGAAGAATAACTCTTTTTCTTCCTAAAGATCCTTCTGCTACAACTTTTAAAACATCTTGTGTGTTTTCAAACCAAGCTTTTGCTGTAGCAGCATTAGTAATAGGAACGGGTCCTTTAATAAACTCATCTATAACTGAACGACCAAACTCTGGCATAAGAATAGAAAGTTCTTTTCTTGCCTCAACTGCAGCAGCAGGATTTGTTTTCTTTGAATCTTTTAATTTTTTAAGAGATTCTCCAGCTTTGTCCCATAAAGCAACGGTTTCTGGCTTATCAAAATAGTTATTAAACTTTGCACCTTTGCCACCAGCTTGCGCTGCAACAACACCTAGTGCATAATTGTTTAAATCGTATAATCTTTTAGCTTTACCCACAACAATAAATGGATCGGTACGCAAGCGGAATATAGCATCGCCCACACCAGATACTGCTTTGTAAAAGAAACCTTTTTCACCAAAAGCACTAATTGAAGTTAAATCACCAGGTGTTACAATATCAATAATGTTTGCTAGTTGGCGACCAGGTGAAAACTTGGCAGCATTGACAGCATTTTTTGCTTCTTCAAATTCTTCTCTTGCTTCTTTATTTGAATCAACCCCATTAACAATATTAATGTTTGTAGGGTCTGCAATCCTAAGATAGAATTTTTCTTCCTCTGTTGCAGTATTTATTAGATCTGCAACATCTGCACCTTCGCTAAGTTTCTGTGCAATTCTAATCTGAGCAGCGCCATACTTAGTCTTTGCCTTCTCAAGGCGACCTGTATTGTAAACTTGCTCTCCGTCTTTTCCTGCTTCATCCCAGGCAAAGCCAATCTCACCACGTTCAATAATTGGAATTACTGCAGCACGGTATGTTTGACTTACTCTATCAGCCAAAAAGTTTAATGCTTTAAATGCTTGATAGCCAGTATAGTGATTAGCAGTACCTAGCCAACCTTGCTTTGGTTTTTCTTCTTCGGTTTCTGTTCCAAAGTTTTGAACAAGGCTTTGTTGTTGGTTTGCAGGTAAACCATTATATACAGCGTTAGCTGAGTCTGATGGCATAGAAAGTAATTGTTTATGAACAGTTAATGCTTTACCAAGTTCTTCTACTTTTCTTTTGTCTTTTTCAGACAAACCTGCTGCAAAAGCAGCACTCTTTAAAGTCTCAGACATTAATTACCTCGTGATAAGGCGTTTTGATAAAGGTATTGTATCTCACCGGTAGTGTCGTAAGGAATCATCTCGGCTAAGATATCTGACATCTTGCGTTGAGCAAAATTAGATTGCATTAATAATGCGTTAGATCCAGCACCTGGTCCAATATCAATACCAGTAGTAATTGGTTCACCAGGTCGCTGTGTAGGTGCAAACAATGGTGTAATTGGTGTCTGTTGCATAGATGCAGAACCTTGTCGGCCTGCTGCTCTTAATTCTGTATTTGTAGCACCGCGTACGTCAGGTGTTGATGCTAAAGGGGCGCCACCTACAATTGCTGCAGTCTGTACACCTTCACCGTATGAGTTAGATGGTGGTAGGTCTGTACGTGATGAGAACTTTCCAGGACCGGATACTCCCTTAACTGGGTTCTTGGCTTCATCGAGTGCCATCATTATCCTCCTGTATCTTCTCTAGGTCTGTTGCAAAATCTTCCCACACTTTGTTTAACTCAGTTTCCCGATTAGCGTGGTAAATACTTAATTCAAAAAGTGATTCAAAAAATGTTGTCATTACTTGTGATATATTAAATATCAACTCTGAGAAGACAACTAAGAAATCTGTAGAGCGTACTGGACGACGCACTTTATTTTTGTCCATCGTCCAGCACCTCCATCAGAATAATATTACTTAGATACTTTCTTGCCTGGCTTTGGTGTTCCAGCGAATGGTTGGTAAACCTTTCCGCCTGTTACCTTATCTCCTGCTTTGCTGCCTTCGACTGGCTTAGACATTGGAGCTGGTGCTTGTGTTCCTTTTTTCATATTTCACCTCCCTTATATTTATGCCGCGCCGCCGATTGAGGCGAGCAGTGATGCAATATCTGGTCTTCCTTGAGGTGGTTGTGGACCACCAGGAGCAGGGGCCGCACCGCCAGATTCATCTGGAGTTGGCTGCGAGGCAGAAGCGGGGGCCATACCTGCACCTAGTTCGGCAGGCATACCTAACGGAGCCTGCGGTTGTGGGATGGGCGCAAAGGCCTTCTCCACAATAGTTTCGATCTGCATACCCTTTTGACGGCCTTTAATTACTTCGGCTATACGGGTAATGATCTGAATAGGATCTTGTCCTTGTGATGTAAGAACAGGTAATGTCTGTGCATACTGTGCAACTGCAGTGCGTAGTGAGTCACGCATCTCTTCAATATCAACTTTTTGCTCTTCTTGTGTAACGTTAATCTCAACTGGCATCTCACGACGTACATAGTCACGTGATACTAACTTGTCAGAGCGCATCTGTAGCAAAGCGATAATGGCACGGTTAGGGTCCATACCAGACATAATTCCGTAACGAACATCTACTGAGTAGTCACCGTTAATAGCCTTGGCAGGTTGGTATCTAAGTGTGTATGGCATACCATCATCCATACCGCGAATCTCTTTAGTGCGATTACCAAAGATCTTCTCATCTACTGCAAAGCAGATAGAGATTAAATCAGTAAACAAACGAGCAAACTGTGCCTGTGCTGCTTTAATCTGTGAGTCAAAGCCAGCCTGTAATGCTTGAACACCGCGTCCTGTTACAACGCTTGCCTCAATGTTTCCTGAACGAGACTCTGGATAACGAGCACCGATACGTAGTTCACGCTCTAGCACACCAGATTCTGCAAAGATACCAGGTGGTAGGTCTAGTGGAACGCGACGGATTGACTGCGGATTGGCAGAGCGCATAATTGAATCAGGGCCGATTGCCAACTCTTGCACATCCTGTGGGATGGCTATAGGAGCTTGGATGGACTTTTCGGCTGCCTGAATCTGTAGCACGGCAAATCGAGCACGTGCAAGCTGAACTGCAAGGATGTCGTCAAACTGACCACGTGCCTCGCCATCAATAGATGAACGCATTGCAACTTGTACAAGGCATTTACCGACTGGATTAGGTGTACGTGCAAGGACTAAATCCTTGCGCTCTGGTAGGAAGATTACATCTTGCTCAGCGTCGTGGTATCGAACCAACGACATATAAGGGCTACCAGGTGAATAGGTGCTCTTTGAGATAATTTGATCTGCAAACTCTGGGTACATTGATGCAATAGATGCTGCATCCATACCTACTACTTGAACCAAAGAAGTACAACGACCAAAGCGGTCAATCTCTGGATAAGCACCAAATGGGTTAATCAAAGTAATAACTGGGTCTTGCTTATCATAGTCAAGCTCTACGCGACCAATGAGCATACCGTAGGTGTTAAACCAGTCAGCACCTGTATACATCTGAATCTGCAGTTGTGAATCGTTAACATAGTAGTTAGCTATACGACCACGAAGATCTGCAGCCTTACGGGCTGCATCACTTGTCATATTGCTAGCAGAGCAGTTAAATGATGGAAGCGGTGCCATAGCTTCTGCTAGGTCACGTGCTGCCACGTCAATCATATTTGCTACTAGAGGCTTTGGATAATCCTCTGAGAACATAGAAGGATATACCTTTGAGAGATCGCCCTGACGTGCAGATAGAACCTCGCGCATACGCAAATCACGTCCTGCATATCTAGTCTGCAGGCGTGCTGTCTTAGCAGATATATCTTTTATGGATAACAAAGTATGTCCTTAAGTTATTAAAGCGGGTCTGAAATTCCTGCGACCTTAGTAGGCCATACAATCTTTGACTCAGCAAGTGCCTGTGCCTTAGCGGCTACATACTTAGCATCTACTACTGGGTTGATCTGAGGTGTCATTACAGCACCCTTGTCAATGTAGTGTCCTTCGTCTTCGCCACTCTTGTAGCTTGGTGTTATTGCCATTATTTTTACCCTTTTTCTTAGATTCTTTTAATTTTGCAATAGTCTTCTTATCGTTGTAACCCTTAAGAATGACATCGGCATCTGAAGGCAACTTCTTGTTTCTGCTTGGAGGTGTTTGACCTTTATCAAGGTAATCATTAAGACCTTTTGGCTTAGGAGTTACTTTTGGTTTAGGAGTAACTTTTGGCTTTGCTGCTGCTTTCTTTGCAGTTGTTGCCTTAGTGCTTAATGCCTTGTTAACAATTGATTCTTTTGTAACATTTGGGTACATACCTTTAATCTTTTGTTTTACTGCAGGGTCCATACTTGCTACAGTCTTCTTAGCCTTAGTGACTCTTGCCGCGTAGGCCTTTGGGTCAATTCCTTTTGGCATTATTACTCCTTAGATAAAGTGACGTTCTTTTTCAGCAAGCATCTCATCTATATTGATGACAGCTCGCTTGCCCATCTCGTGTCGAGATAAGAAAGGATTTTTTAAGTGGTGGCTTGCGTACTGACCGTTATTGAGCATCTCACGTGCTCTGATCTCACAAAACCATAAAGCCATTACCATATCGGTCTTACCTTTGGTCGTAGGTGACCAGGTAATTAACTGCTCAATTA